GAACAGCAGTTCCAATAGCACCACCAATTGCTGCTCCAAGAGATGCTCCAGCAGCACCAGCAATGGCATTATCCAATCTTTCGCCCATTGCTAAGTCAATACCAATACCAATTAATGCGCCAATAAAAGGAACTTTCTTAAATATTCCAGATACCTTTTTGAAGTGTTTTAATCCACCGGGTTTAAATAACTTCTCAGCACCTTTTAATGTTGTTGCGGATGTTGGTCTAGGTGTTCCTGGTTTTGGAAGTTGTCTTAATTGTGGTTTTGCTTGTGGTTTTGCTGCTCCGGACAATCTTCTTTGTTGAACTCCAGTTGCTCTTGTCGCACCACTTCCTACACCACCGGCAAGATTTCTTAAATTTTTAAATGTGCCAGAGACAAAACTACCAAGTGCTTTTCCAGTTTTTACTAATAAATTTTTAACACTAGATCCAAGTTTTTTAAGAAGATTGCCTGTTAATTTAGCAGGTCCACTAAAAACTTGCTTACCAAAATTTGCCAATGACTTTATAAGTTTTGGCATCGTAGTTGATATTGAGACAATTGCATATCTCATCACATTAAAAATATTATTGAATCCACTTGAAATAGAATTAAAAGCATTAAAGATAGTATTTTTGTTTGCAAGTAAAAAATTAAGCAAACTTCCAATCAATATACTTGTAAAGAAGTTAACGATAGAATCAAAGAAACTAAGTTTAGGTTTTGGTAAACTTATTCCACCTTCCCCCTTTATAGGTTTTTTCTTTTCAAGCTCATCTTCTCTTGTTTTCTTCTTTTTAATTTCAAGTGATTTTCTACTTTCTACTAGAGATTTCAAATCAGAATTTTTTCTCTCTGCAAGCAATCCTCTAACATTAACAAGTCCACTTTTAAGTTTTTTAACTTCATCAATAATACTTTGTAGATCATCACCTGTTGATTTCTTTCTTTCTTCTGGAGATAGATCTGAGATTTTATCTTTAGGAGTTTCAGGTGCTCTATACTTTACTAATGCACTCGATGGTTTGAGTTTAACTTTAGTGTCATTGGTTTTTACTAATGCACCACCTTTATCTTTCTTATCAAAGAAGTTTTCTGTTTTAATTTTTTTCTTACTCGCAGAAAGATTCTTATCATCAGTTTTACCTGCTGATAAAAGTTTACTTCCAATCCCTGCGATAAGTGGTAACATTTTTTTATCCTACCATATTGTATATTGCTTTAACAACCAAAGTGCTCATGTTCATAGGATCTTCTGCAGAAAATCCCGGAACATTAGGTTGTCCTGGTGTTGCAGAACTTGTTGGTGCTTGTTGTCCTCCACCAACAGGAACAGGCAATACAGTAACTTTTGGTTGTGCTGAAGGAGGTGGTGGAGGTGATACTGTTTTTGGAATATTTTTTCCAACTACTGCATTTAATAACTTAAGTGCTATTGATTCAGTTGCTGGACCATATTTATTTCCCTTAACTTCACCCAAAAATTTACGAAGTTTTGGATCATCAATTGCACCAAGTTCAACGATAGTTCCTCCTGCATCAGGAACAGCAAGTTTACCGTTTTCATAATTATTTGGAAAAAATCCAAATAGTGATCCAAGAGCATTATCAACAGATGTTCTATTTCTAGAAATAACACCAGATCTTCCGCCACTATGTTGATCCAAATGAAGTTCCACATATTGCCCTTGTTTTTCAAGTCTTTTTGTTGTTTCTGTCATTCCACGAGCACCCTCTGTTTCTGTAATATTATGAAATCCAATATTAGAATACAATTGAGGATTTGAGGATACTATTCTTCGCATTGACTCTATCAAATGCATCATAGCTGCAGACTCAGTTACTTTAGTTCTAGGATCTTCTGTTCCTTGAACATACTTATTATCCGTTCCATAATTACTTCCTTTAGATTTTGCTGCGTGTCCTGCCCCAAAAAAGATTCTACCGCCTCCAGCTACACCACCACCTTGCATCGCTTGAATACCAAGACTACCAAACTTGGGTTTGTTAGTTCCTCCGCCCATTGCATTCATTGCAAGTAGATTATCTCTTCCCCAAAAATCAGCCGCAGGATTACTGAATACAACTTCACCAGGAGACAATGCGGTTAATTGTGTATCCTTACCAAAACCAGATACTTTAACACCAGTTTTATTATCAACTCCACCACCACTCATTAAAGAGATATCACCAATATTAATTGTCTCTCCACCACCTTCTTGTTGCTGAACAGGAAATGTTGGTATTTGTGGTGGACCAGGAACTGTTGGAAGTTGAGGTGCAGTAATCTGTTTTCCGCCAGGTATTAATCTTATTGCATTATTAATTTGATTAATCAGTCCTTGTATTCCACTATTAATTCCATTGATAACAAAGTTAATTGGAGACACAACTAGATTCCACAAGAAACTAATGATACCATTTAAGAATCCAATAATCATATTTGCAAAATTCTTGAGTGGTGTAAGAATAATGCTTGGATCTTTGATAACTGCTAACAAAAAGTTGATGGCAGAACCCATCAAAATATTCATAAAGAAATTTTTAATAGTATCAAAGAAGTTAGTAAATGGTTTTGCTATCTTAGAAACAAGAGAACTCATTCCTTTTCCAGCACCACTTTCTAATTGCGCTTCTCTTTTTTTCTTCTTTTCTACTTCTGCATTTTTTCTATCTTGTTCTGATTTCTTTGCATCAATTGCTCTTTGCTCTTTTAAAACATCAAGAATATCAGTAACAACAGAATTGATGGATTGTAATGCATCCAAAAGATCATTCTTTAAAAAGTCAAGAATATCTTTTTGAACTTCTTGTTGTTTTTCTTCTTGAGAATCTTGTATTGCTGGAGGTAATAACTTAGTTGGATCTAATTGAACAGAAGTTTTTGCTGCTTGCCCTGTTCTATTAATTATTTTATTGATATCAACTTTTTTTGATTTAACTTTAAATTTTCCAGTTTTTCCTTTTACTCTTTTAAGTTCATCAGTAATCAACTCAACACTTTCTGTTGGCATTCCTTGCTGCGACATTCTTGCAGCAACTGCTTTCTCTTTTAGTAAAGTTAAATATTCTTCATAAGTAAAGTCAAAAGCATCTTGCAATCCAAGAATGGATAAAATCCTTTCATCGATTTGTTCTTCAACTAAATCAGTTGCTTTCGTACCAACTGGAACTAATGCTGAAGAAGTTGGTTTGGGAGCTGGAGATGCTTTTTGTGTATTATCAAATGCTTCTTCTCTAGGTTTGGTAAGATATCTTGCAACCAACCATTTCTGATATTCTTCAGCTTTATCTGGTGCATTAGCCTCATCAAAAAAAGGAGTTCCCTCAGGATCTTTTTTTATATTTTCTATTACTTCATCAGCTTCCTTATCAGATAACTTAACGTATGAAGTTTTTCTAGAAGCACCAGGATAATCCTTACCAGTTAAAATAGCTCTAAAAGCATTCCAAGTTCTCTCACCAACTGGATTGCTATACCATTTTACTATTCCTGATGGTGCTTCAACCGCCATTTTGCTGCTGCTTTAGTTTTTCATCTTCCAGATGTTGTTGTAGTAATGCAATATAGATATCCCTTTCCCAGGGTATCATATTTTCAATCTCTGTTAATGAATATTTATGGTACTGCATCAAGGCAAAATTGATCTTGAAGTAATTTTCAAGATCCATATGTGCCATTCCTAGCCGAAAAAACTTGAAAGACCTTCCATCACTACTGTACTTTCAACACCAGTTTTTGGATTAGTTAAAGTAATTTCGTGCGAAAGTTTGGGCATTGTTTCAAAGAACTTTTCTATTTGCTTAAACTGAACACTATTCATTTGTTCAAGAAAATCTGAGATTTCTTTCTTAGTACAGTCAGCAGTTGTCCAAACTTCTTCTTCACTATAAATTTTATCAATACAAGTTGCAATCAATTCAAAGGATTGATCCATTCCGGATTCGCCAGAGAAATCAAAATTACTCTTAATGAATTGTTCAAGAGATGGATACCTCATTTCCATCACTAAACTATCATCAAGTTTTATTTGTTTTTTATGACCTTCTTTTGTTTGTACTTTAATATCATCAATATTAATTTTTACAGGAACAGAAGTTTCACCATCATCAGGTGCAATCAAATTAACTTCAATCTCTTCTCCAACCGATTTACCACGAATGTTTAAGAATAGATATTCAATATCAAAGGTAGGAAGAGTTTCTACCTTGATACCTTTTGTTTGAATACAATTCTTCAATACTGATTTAATTGCATTTGATATTTCTTTTGTACTCTCACTTTCCAATGCAAGAACTAATAGTTTTTCTTCTTTTACAAGGAAAGGTCTATACTTAATTGTTTGTCCTGACGAAGGCAACTCAAGTTCATAAGTTGGAGTCGCAATAGTTGGTAAAGGCATAATGTCCTATAGAGGTTTCAGTTGTGATTATTTATTATGCATTATTACCATTTAAATTTAGTCCAGGTGTTACTGGATTAAGAATCTTATTAGATCTAATTAATTTATCTACGTTAAAACCAACACCAGGTTGATTTTCTAATGCCCGACTATTAGGGGTCAAATAATTTGCAGCGTTTAATCGATACGCTCTTTCTTGTGCCGTCTCAGATCCAACATCAGGATTTGCTGGTGAGTTTGGATTTTGTGGAGATGATGCATATGAAACACCACTTCTTTTTCTAATGTATCTCATATAAGAGAATGATGCTGTGCATTTTAAGATGTTACTTGCTTCATAAGATACTGGCATAGAAACTATATTCACTGGAAACGCACCAATGAACTGATAGGTCATAGAGTTTCCAGTATCTTTTTCAAATTTTGTAATATACAAATTATCAGTTTTATAGAGAATTGGATAGTTCATTCTATAGTAACGATACTTATCAGTATATTCAACATTACCAAAAGTAGTTCCTTGTCCCGTCAAATAATTCATCCAACCATCTATAAATTCAATTACTTTATAATCACTATCAACATAAAAAGTAAAATCAATTGTCTCATCATATATTCTTCTATATGCAAACTTTTCTGTTACTCCTGGATAGTCATTTGTAACATCATGAGTTGCAAGAGATGAACCAGGAAGATTTGTATCCGAGCACAGCAGTTCAATGTATTCGCCTTGAGATCCATAATAAATTTCTCTACTTTTTAAGAAATTTATAACATCTGGTGTTGGATTTAATTTAACTTGATATACAGAAGTTTGAGCAAGATTTAAAAGATTACTTTTAATCTTACTAATTGAAAGTTTATTTGGAGATGGACCAGCCATTTATAAATATTTGTTGATCGTATATATTATGTAGACAAGATATGGGAGAAAGTATTAAGAGCAAATACAAACCTTCCTTTCCTAAGAAGTATAAAGGTGATCCCAATAATATTATATGTCGTAGCAGTTGGGAAAGACGCTTTTGTAATTGGTGTGACTTAAATGATAACATTGTAGCATGGGGTTCAGAAGAATTTTGTATTCCCTATCGTTCACCTGTTGATGGTAGGGTTCATAGATACTTTCCAGATTTTATCATCAAAGTTAGGGAACAATCAGGTGATATTAAAACATATGTGATTGAAGTAAAACCAAAGAAGCAAACTAAAGAACCAAAGAAACCAAGTAGAACCACAAAAAGATATATCAGCGAAGTAAAAACCTATGCTGTTAATCAAGCAAAGTGGAAAGCAGCAGACGAATGGTGTAAAGATAGAATGATTGAATTTAAAATCATCACAGAAGACCACTTAGGTATTAAGTAATGGCACAAGGTTTCGGGCAAGACATTCAAACCTCATCACCAAGAGTCAATGACCTTAAAAGAAGAGTTAAAGGTTTAGTTGAATCTGATGATATTATGTTTGAAATTATTAGTGTCTTTCGTGAAACTGAAATTATACCTGATGTTGGAAAATATTATACCTTTATATACACACCAAAATCAAAAGATATTGAATTTGACCAGTTCCCATTAATTGCTTGTGTTGATGTTCAGCGGTGGGGGTTTCGTGGATTAAACTTCCATTGGGGTTCTGTTAGAAATTATACCTGGCAGGAAGTAGAAGGATTTCTACATACAATCAAAAATAACGAGATTGAATATCTACGTTCACTGAACTACGGCAGGTTCCTTAATAAATAAAGAAAAAGTATATAAATGTCTCATACTCTACAAAAAATTGAGATGAATAATCCTCTTGTGATTGGGGAGGATTTCTGATGGCAACACCTGATCAATTTGGTTCAAATTACGAAAAATTTGCAACTCAAGTAAATTTTAAAGATAGTAATGGTAAGGCAAATACTCTTAGAATTCAAGTAAATTTTCAACCTGCAACAGGAGCTGCTGAATCTAGTTTTCCAGATACTGTAGCAGGAACATTAGTATTAAAAGGACAAACTTTATCAACTTCAACACAGTTGGGTGGATTTAAAACATCTTATGATGATACAGCTATTGATACTTTTCTGTTAAACAGAGGCGTTACAGTAGATCCAACAACACGTCAAAATTTTAAAGAAGCATTACAAAAGCAAACAAATATAACAAGATATAATAGAATTACTGATAATAAACTAAAAGAATACAATAAACTAAAAGAGGAGTATAATAGAGTAAGAGAAGAAGCAAGAAAAACAAAAGATGCAAATTTAATAAAAA